CTTTGGTGGTTTCGTAAATCTTTTTGGCCGCATCGTACTGCTCGGAGTAAACAGCGGTTTGCTCTTGCTCGCGCCTTTGGCTGTTGGTGGTTACCAAATCAGTGGCAATCTTTAGCGCACGGTCTAGCAAGCTAACCGTACCGCTTAATGCGCCCGAGTTTCCATCGCCCAACGTGCTCAAGAATTTATCCCAGCTATCTGCCAAGTTGTTGATTTGCCCGCCCAAGGTTTTGCTCACAGCCACCATGCTTCCGCTCACACCTTCCAGGTCGCCCAACGACAATAGATATTCCCTGATGGATTTGGCTGTAAAATTTGTTTGTGTTTCTACCTCTTTGAAAGTGAACTTTACCTGATCGCCAGATTTGCTTGCGCGTATGCCAAACTCTTTGAGCCTTTCAAACTCGCCCGTTTGTGCATCAATGATGGCTTCGGTTAGCTGGTTAAAATCCTTGCCCGTGCTAGCGGCCAAGTCGCCCAGCTTGCGCAGCTCTGCTTGGGTGGGTTTAAAACCTTGATTGGCGAGCTTCACAAAACTATCTGTCAACTCGCGCACACTAAAGGGTGTAAGGGTGGCAAACTTGGTAATGTCTGCCAAGGCTTTTCTGGCTGCGCTGTTGCTTCCCAAGGTGTTGGTAAGCACCGCCTCAAACTTTTGAAACTCGGCAGTAATGTTTACCACCTGCCCCACAAAATCTTTCAGCTTGTCCAACGCAAACACACCTGCCAGAGCGGGGCCTACTGTTTTGGCAATGCCGCCCAAGTTGCCCAGCTCGCTGTTTATTTTGTTGATGCCGCCCGCGCCTTCGGTGCCTGCCTTTTGGGCGGTTGTCACCACTTTTTGAATCTCGTCCTCCGTAAGTCCAGCTTGCTTGCCTGCAGCCCGCAAAGAAGCAATCAGCTTATCAATGTCATTGATCGCTGGCCTTACGTTTGCACTTACAGGAAAATCCGCCATAACTTTTAACTTCTATCTTTCAACTTCTAACTTTCAACTTTCAACTTTTCACTTTCAACTTTTCACTTTCAACTTTCAACTTTTCACTTTCAACTTTTCACTTTCAACTTCTAACTTTCAACTTCTAACTTTCAACTTTTCACTTTCACCTCCTTCGCCAACTGTTTCAAATTCTTCACCCTTCTATCCATCCAGAAATAAAACTCCTCGCTCGTGTAACTTCTCACCAACTTTATTTCGCTCGGCACACCGTTGCACAGCATGTCCAGCAGTTGATCGCGTTCTAGTTTGGCAGCTACTCGTCTGTCCCACCGCGTAGTATCATCTGGTAGGCTCTTAGCTTTGCGGCCCCTTCTACTAAAAATGTTTCGATGTCGGCTGGTAACTGCTCGCCAGAAAGTTTCAAAGTCTCGCGCAACAGTCGGTCGAAAAAAAAACTTTGGTGCGGCAGCTTTTTAAAAGCCTTCACCTTCACTTGCCCTATTTCATAATCATACGTGGTCAGGTCTTCGCGCTCAGTAAAGTAGGCGAGGCTGGCCAAGTGGTAAAGGCTCTCTACCGTAGTGATGTTGGTTACAATGTCTTCGAGCGTAAACAGCAGTGCACCTATCCTATTCACATCATTGGCTTGGTTGGCTTCTTTCAGCTTCTGCACAAACTCCAACAGCATGGGGCGGTCGATGCCCATGGTCATTTCTTCGCGCAGGGTGTTGTAGTGCGCACGCCTGCCCTCGGGCATATCGGCCACATGCACAAACTCCCAATACTGCTCACCGTTGATGATCAAGCCTGGCACGGGCCGTATCAGTTTGCTGTTCACCTGGTCCAGCGTGTACTTCTGGTAAGTAATCGAATAGAGGTATGCAATGAGCCTTAAAAGTATTTTTCGAAACATATAAATCATCGTTTAAACCACATGTAAATAAGAGCGAATGCCAACCCGGCAATGACAACCCACGCTGCAAACAATTGGAATTGCTTCCACACCGTGCGCTCATTGTCCGGGCTAACAACCACTAATGGAGGGCATCTCACCACACCCTCCACAGTCTTTTCAACCGTGTCCGTTTTGGCGGTTGCTTTCATGCGCAGTACTCGGTTGTACCGATCAATCCAGTAACTCAATTCGGTTTTGCCACTGTTGCTTACCTTCAAAATCTGTTGATTGTAAAACCGATGGACTTTGCCAAGTGAATCGGTGTAGTATTGCGCTGTTTGGGCTTGCCAAATCATGCAGAGGCTGTCCAGGCTAATGCCCACTTCAGAGCTATCGCCTGGCACAATAATTTGCACGGGAATTTTGAAAGCCTTTTCCACGCTATCGGTGCTCACCTTGCCAAACTTGTCAATGCACTTTTGGTAAGTGACACATGAGCTGAAGATCATAGCAAGTGTGCTTATACAGATTATTGCTAGAAGCAACTTTGCAAATTTGCTCATGGCCAGTTGGGGTAAATGTTTTTCTTGTCAATGCCTTTGCCCAGTGCCCACTGCACCACGCTAAAGCTGGGGCAGTCTTTCTTTTCAAACTGATTATGTCCCGCTACTTTTAGGGTGGGGAAGAGTTCTATCATCTTCTTCACATAGCCTTCCAGCACGGCATGTTGCATTTCGGTGCGTGTGTCTTCGGCTTTTTTGCCATCGGCACTTAGGCCACCCACATACACTACATGGCGGCTAAATGTGTTGATGCCCGTTTGTCCGTTGGTGATTTCCCAGCCATCTACAATATCATCATTGTTGTAAGGCACAAGGTTTTCAATGTGGCCGTTGAGGTGAATCATGTCGCTGTATCCTACTTGCCGCCAGCCTCGCCCTTGTAATTTGTAAATGCTGATGCCACCAATTTTTTCAGGTGGAAGGCCACTGATGGCAGCATAGTCTTTACCCATGTAGCGCACCGTGCCATCTGCCTTTCGCAAAGGCCCTTGATGCCACTGCCTGATCTGGTCGCTGCTGATGTTCTGACCTGCGCGGGTAGCCGTGCAGTGAATGACGAGGTACTTTAGTTTAGATGCCATGGTGAGTTGGTCTATTTGTTTTCCCAGCGCGAGCCGACTTTGATGTTATCGCCATCGGCTCTTTTCTGGGGGTTGTTTTGTAGCGAGAGTGGGACTCGAACCCACGGCCTCCAGGGTATGAACCTAGCGAGCTACCATCTGCTCTATCTCGCGATAAAAACCCCTCTCCACTTGAGAGGGATTTAGGGTGATTGAGGGTGATGTTATGGCTGGAAGTCTGCCTTCATCATTGGCACAGTGAACAAGTCTAAAAACTGCACCAAGTCTTTTTGCTTCCACTTCACTTTGCCTTGCATAAATCTGGTTTTGCCAAATTCCTGATCACCGGCTGGCACTGCGTTGATCATGCACAGCACTGGCTCTAGTTGCCTGTCTAGCGGTGCAAAGGCTTTGTACTCTTCGGTCACAAACACAACCCCGTAGTTTTTATTTTGGTTGATTGTGTTCCAGAAGCGCAGGTTTGCATCTACACCTTCGTGCTTAAATGTCATCTCACATTCAAATCGTCCGTGGCGTTCCATGCGCCCTGCAATGCCCGGTATGGTTTGCTGGGTAACGTTGGGCCAGTAGGCTTCAATGTCGCGTATGGTAATAAGGTTGAGCGCAGTCTTGGCCGTGGTAAGGGTGGTTTGGTCAATTACGGTGGCAAGGTCAAAGCCTTTCTTCACCAAGTACATGCCCAAAATGCCCGAACCCTCGTCTATACAATCACCCGCTGGGGTGAATGTGCCGGGGGCAATAGTACAGGGGTCGTATGCTACTAGTGGCATTGGTTTTTTGTTTAAAGGTTAGTTTTCAAATTTTTGGTAGCCACTCTTGTCCGTCACCCCTTCGAATTGCACTTCGTTGAGAAACGTCTCACCGTCTTTGCTGTGATACACACCGTTGGGGTCATCGTTGAAGATTCCATCCAACAATGATGGGGGCACTTGCAGGGTGGATTCATTTTCTTCTCCACCAATGGCTTCTGTTTTCTTTTTCGTTGCCATAGTTATCTTTTAAAGAGTTTAGCGATTTTGTTTTTTGCCCACTTAATGACAGCCGTGGAGGCGAAACCTACCACCGCGCCAATCAATGCCAGTTCGGCTGTCTCTATGGCACTGGTCCAACTGATGTGGCCAAGCACGGTAAAGCTTTTGGCAAAGCCGAGGATGCCGCCTATTGCGGCACCACCGACTTCTTGTGCGTGTGGATGGCTCATGGTCACCCGCACGATTATGGTTGTTGTACAATGGCCACTACACCTGCTTGGTCTAACCGCTCGCGGCTTGCGCCCATGCGGAACAGTGCAGAGTAGATGTCGCCTTGGTGCTCGGCACTGCCCTTGGTTTCAAATACTTGTATCGCGCCTTTGGCAATGTGTACATGGTCAAAGTCTACCAGCAAGGCAGAGGCGTTGTCGGTAGCGGCAAACGTTGCACCGTATGGCACACCCGTGCCGCCAGCAATGTCAGCATCTGTCAATGGGTCTTTCGCTAGTGGCGTGGCCGCGTTGGTAAAGCGTGTCAACACATCGGTGCGGATGATGTCAAACCCGTGTATCTTCACCAAGTCTCCGTCTTTGAACACGGCACCGTTAAAGTCATACGTTTGGTTGTTTTGCAGGGTGGAGTCAGCCTTCAACTGGTTGTACATGTTTTCATCCAAGATCAACGCACGCTTGCCTGGGTTAAGCTCGCGCTTGGTTTGGCCGATCAAAATTGTTTTGGCATTGGCTACGTCAGCACTCAACAAAATTTTGCGGTTGCCCGTGGCACCTGATAAGTGCGTGGGTGTGTTGCCGCCCGTGGTGCGCTGAATGTTGGCTAAGTTCAAATCTAAGTTGGTTACACCGCTCGCGTTCGGGTTGCGGCCTATCCAGCGGTAAACAGCGTTCCATGCGGCAAGGAAGTTCAATTGCTTGATGTGATCGTTCAATACTTCACCCACTTTGTCATAGCTCAGCTCCACCTGTTCGGCATTGCTGATGTGGCTTGGGTTGGTGCTCACTTCGTCCAGCACGTAGGTGATCTCCGTGTCGTTGCGCCTCACCAGCGGTGCAGGGTAGTTCTTTCGGTTGCGCACGCCACCGGGCAATTGGCCTGCTTGTGGAATGTGCACTACGGCTTTGCTCAGCACGTTTGCCGTGCGGTCTTTGGCGCGCATGATCCACGGGTATTCGCGCATCAAAAACTCTGTAACGGTGCTCTCCCAAAATTCAACGGCCACACCATAGGCAAGGCGTTGGTGGTAGCGTTTACTGTACTTGGCAGGGTCGTTGTAGGCCACGGCCACTTGCACCAAGGCAAGCACCAGGCTAATCATCAAAAAGGAAGCGATGGCCTCGAAGGGGGTAAATTGTACCCCTAAAAAATCGGCCACAATAGTGCTTACAAGGATGAACCCCAGTAAGCTTGTTAGAAGTTTAAAAAGTGTTTTCATGGTTAGTTTATAAAAGGGGGTTTAGTCTACTTGACGGGCGTTGATCAACACAAATGCGAGTGCGCCATTGGGGCCCGTGCGTTTGTATTCAAATTCGATTTCAAAGGTTTTTGAAATCACACCCACTACGGCTACACCGCTGGCACCTGTGCCGGGCGTTACGTTTCGCGCGGTGGCATCGCTAAGGGCGCGCACTACTACGCGTGCACCTTGCCTCATTTGCCCATCAATCAAAAAGTTGAGGGTAACGTTCAAGGCCAACGCGGCATTGAAATACACATACGTAAGCATGTTGCTTACCGTAAGGTTAACCGTGGCGGCAGGGGTCAGTATCTGCTCGTCTGCAAGGCCATAAGGCCAGTTCAGGGTTTTATCTATTTGTGCCATGGGCTTATTGTGCGATTAACGCGTTTAGGGTGGAGTCTTTTATTTCAGTGCCGTGCTTGGCTTTCCACAACACTTTAATGTTGTCGGCACCAAGGCTTTTCAGCGTGCCTTCTTTGGCGTGCAGGTCATACAGTTTCACCTGCTCGGCTTTAGATTTTGGCAAATCTTCCACGCTGAGTTGCGGAATCACACTGGTGTAGGCTTGCATGCTGTCCAGCAATGATTTTACAGATTGATAGCCTTCTTCGGTTTGGCTGGCGAGCTTCAAAAAGTTTTCTTTTTGTGCAGCCACAATTTTTTTGGAGGCAAGCGCACCTTCTACCAAGGCCGTTGCTTTGTCAGCAATGGCCGCAGTTTTGGCGGTGGCCAATTCACTTGTCAGGCGCAAAATCTCTGCATCCTTTACAGAGAGTGCTTGTTCTTTGGCACTGAGCTGGCTGTTAAGGGTTACCACAGCCTCGGCCACCAAGTCCTCGTTGGATGCTTCGCTGAGTGTAACCAACTTACTGCCGTTCAATGCAGCGATCACTTTTTTCATGGTTGGTTGGGTTTTG